CCCCCGTCCGATTGGTGTCGGTTGTAAGGGGTGGGGGAACCGACTGGGCGCTGGGAGTCAACGCCTTATAGCCGCCAATGGGTATTGAATTAGATGCTGCGTACTTCCCGCTAGCTGGTTCAATTTGAACCGTGATCTCGACCGGCTTGTTCCGAATTGCGTAACAGCCATCCTCGAAGTCAAAACCAGTCACGCCAACGCATTCGCAGATTTTTGCAAGGTTGTCATTGGCGATTTGGACTGCCTTTGGATTGGAATTTTCTACGTTATGTCGATCCCAAACAAAGCGGCCTTCGTGCCTGGGTCCAGTGATCTCCCACTGCAAAACCAATTGCTTGCCGCCCTTGCTCGTATCTTTGAGCTCGGCGTCCATAATTACAGCCTTGTATTGGCCTGGCTCTACTGGATCAAAAGACTTGCTCTCGCTCTCTGGTTTTCCTTCTGCCATGCTGACATGAAACTTAAAGCTCATTATTTATCCCCCTTGTGATTGATTGCCTCTTCTAATGCTTTCCAGCTCAGTGGTAACTGTGCTGGCAAGTTGAATCGGTTCTTCGCGGCAAACGCCGTGTTTTCAATGGTGCAAAGAATCCGCTCACCAGTGGACCTCGCTTTGGTCTTCGCGTTGCCAAAACCGACTGTTTCTTTTGTCTTAATAAAATCGTGCTTCGCATAGAGCACCGCGTCGGCTTTCTCAAGACACAGAGCGCCGGCAAGCTTTTGCAGCTTGATCTCTGCGCGGTCTACGTCATCGAGCTCTGGATTCTGGTGCTTTTTATATTGCGAGTGCGCGACTAATACGACGTGCATCCCCGACTCTCGTAAGGCTGCGAGCTTGTCAAAGATCACGCGCCACTCATCAAGTGCAAAGTTATAGCCCTTGCCATAGCCGCCGCCGGCTTTCTCGATGTTATCTACGTCGTATTTTCGACAAACTTCTGCCCAGATGAGTGGTTCTAAGTGGTCGAGCGAGTCAATTACAACAGTCTTGAACTCGTGCTCGCCCTGCAAGCTGTCTAAAGCTTCTATCACTTCGCTCAGTGTTTGGGCAATCGGGAAGGCCGGTACAGTCAGATTACCAGTGCCATCCTCGGTTCTAAGTAATATCGCCCTGGGCGCAGACACGGCAAAAGTGGTCTTACCAACTCCTATCCCGCCGTAGACGACAATAATATGGTTTTTGTGCGCACTGGTTAGCGCCACGCTTGAAAGATCAAAAGCCATTATTCTGATCTCCCTTCTTTGACTTGCACGTTAGGCTTTGCTTGCTTAGTCGTAACCGCCTGGGCAAAGGTCCGCGCCATCTCTGGCTTTCGTTCTAGAATCTCTAGAAACTTTGGCTCATCAAAAGCCTCAACCAGCTTTACTGGGTGAAGCTCTTCTGGGATTTTGTCTTTGATAAGCTTCCATTGATCCCAGTCAATCGACCGCCTGATCTCGTTTTTAACTGTGACCTTGATGCCATTGGGAAGGGTGGTGGTCTTACTACCCCTCGACTTGAACTCTAGGAAAGGCAGAATCTTCACTTCTGTCTCGATCCTGAGTTCTTTGGCGGCGTTTTCTGCCGCCTTGTGCGATAGCCAATCCTCGGCTAATTTTTCCACGTCAGGTTCATTTGAACCTTCGAGCCATTTTCCGTCCATTTCGTCAACTCCTGCATTACGAAAAGCCGACTATGGGGGATAGCGTTGAGAGTGTCAACTTTTACATGGACGATCCGCGAATAGGAATTACATTGACGGGCTGGATTCCACGTTGATGCTTGTTTTCATATTTTATAGCGGCGTACTTTGCCCACGCTTGCCAGAGCTCGCCGTCAATCTTTTTGTTAACACTCTGGCAATAATGCAAGACGTCTTTCGCTTCATCTCCGTAAAAAGCGACTTTTTCCACTTCGATAACATCCTTTCGGTGCTTCCAAGATGTCAGCATAGTTACAAAGCCTTGAGGGATTGCGTGAAAGCCGAAAGGCTCAATTATAACCGGCCACCAATTAAGAAATTTTTCATTGTCTATAAGCGGTCTCAAATGATTATGGCGCTCTTTTACAACGGATGAAATTTCTGAATCCATGTTGGTGAGCATAAGTTGCAATTCTTTGCCATTTATGAGTTGCGATTTGATGTCACACTGGAACTCGCGAGTAAAACTTGTATTTAAATAGTGGTGGACTAAGTTTAATCCGTTGGCGATTGATCCGTTCATAGGTTTGGGTCTCCTATTTTTTCCCGTTTCCGTTCCGCGTCACTACCTCAGTGCGCGGCGATAATATTTTATGGACTAGCATCAAAACTAACTCGGCCTCATCTTGATTTAACAAATTGATTGCCTCAGAGAGCTCTTCGTTTGCTGGCTTGTTTTTCACGACTCCATAAGCAAGATAAGCCGGCTCCACCTTTAAGAAGGCGGCAAGCTTTGCGACGTTAGGGCCACTGGGGACCATCTCATCACGCTCCCACTTGTGGACCGTGTTCTTACTTATCCCAATACCGTCGGCGACATTTTGGAGACTTAACCCTAGACCCGCTCGCAAGCTGGCTAGTCTCGATCCTAAGCTTCCATCGTCCATTTTCTTACTCCCATCTAAGAACCGTCGATAATCTCGAATTGTGTTCTGTGTGTCAACCTTTAGATGTCACTTGTGATAAAACCGTTGAAACTGTCACCTTATACGTGTACGGTCCACCAAGCACTGTCAGGAGTGAATATGACGCCGGCATCGACCTGGGATCGAATCAACATCAAAAGATTAAGCGAGAGATTGGGGATTTCTCGCAATTCAATCTACAAATGGAAAGAGCGTGAGAAGGGCATACCCGCCGAAAGGGTGCGCGAGATAGAAGAGCTCACTGAGATCCCAAAAGAAGAGTTAAGGCCGGACTTGTACGCAGCAAGTGGCTGAGGTCCAACCAATGGAAGATACGAGGGAGGCAGCTAAACGGCTGATCGAGGAGGGGCTCACGCTCGTACCAGCCCACCCACTGGGCAAGCACCCCATCGTTAACTGGCGTATGTATCAAGAACGCTCGCCCGATGAGGCCGAGATCAACCATTGGATGTCGAGCGCCAAATATCAGGTTTGTAACTGGGCGATTGTCACTGGCCGAGAAATCGTCGTGGTCGATGCGGATAGCGAAGAGGCCGAAGAATACGTGAGGGCGAATCTGACTTACACGCCTAGAACCGTGACCACCAGTCGCGGGCGTCATTTCTGGTATCGGGTGAATCCTCACTTCCCGATCCAGAATGGCGCGAATCCAAAACTAAACATAGACGTGCGCGGTAATGGTGGCGTGGTGATTGCGCCAGGGTCCAAACATTCTGAGGGCCACACATACGCAGAAGAAATAGATGAAGGTATGGACGGCGATTGGCGAGAGCTCCCGTTTTTGTCTGCGCAAGATTTGAAAGCCATATCAGGATTTAACGAGCCCCAGCCCCAGGAAGTGACTGGATTCAATGTCAGTGATATTGGCGTGGCAGAAGGCACACGCAACAACGACGCCGCCTCGCGTGCCGGTCGGCTGATCGCGCAAGGTGTAACAGAAGAGCAGATCATCGAAGAGCTCTTATCGTGGGATCAGCACAATCGTCCACCGTTGGGGCGCGAGACCATCATAAATACAGTGCGCTCGATGATTGGGACGGATGCCCGCAACAAAGAGCGAGCTGAACAACAATACAAAGAATATGAAGCAGAGCAGCGCATCGCGCTGGCTCCGAAGGTTTTTAAGCTGGGCGATACGAAAGCCATCCCGCCCAGAGAGTGGGTACACGGCACGCATTATATTAGGAAGTTTATAAGCGTGACTGTCGCTCCTGGCGGGACTGGCAAGACTGCGATCACGTTAGCTGATGCGGTGGCGATGGCTTCTGGTAAGCCAATACTTGGCATCAAGTCAGAGCCCAGAACTGTCTGGGTGTGGAATCTCGAAGACCCTTACGAGGAGTTACAGAGAAGAATCGCGGCGATATGTCAGCACCATGAAGTGACGCAAGAAGACCTGGGCGAGCGGCTACTGGTAAACAGCGGGCGCGATGAACCATTAGTCATTGCAGAGCAAATCGGTGGGATCAACACACTCACACCAGCAGCCGACGCGCTCACCGCGCACATCAAAGAGCTCGGCGTGGATGTGGTGATCGTTGATCCGTTTGTGAGCTCGCATCACCTAAGTGAAAACGACAACAAGGCTATCGATTTAGTCGTTAAGCGCTGGGGGAAGGTGGCAGATGAGGCCAATTGCTCTATTGAGCTTGTGCATCATGTTCGCAAAGGCGGGGCAGGCCAGGAGCAAACGGTGAGCGATGCGCGAGGCGCGAGCTCTTTGGTCGATGCCGCTCGGCACGTCAGACGCCTTCAGCGGATGACTGCCGACGAAGCGCGTAAAGCAGGGATCGAGGAGGCTGAGTTCTGGCGCTTTACCAGGGAGGGCGATAGTAAAGACAACTTAGCACCACCCAACACAGACAGCACTTGGCGGCAAATGGTGAGTGTAGAGCTACCTAACGGCGATAACGTGGGGGTGGCAGAGCCGTGGAAGTGGCCCGATCCGTTTACAGACATATCCGCGGCTGATCTTTTGCGCGTCCAACGGCTAATCGGTGATGGCGATTATCGAGAGAACAGCCGCTCCAAAG